GGCCATTGGGCGCGCGATTTTGCGCAAGTGTCCGGCGAAATTGTTTGGTTAATCAGTGGCTTGCGGGTTAATTGAGGGGTTAACGTGCAGCAGGTAAACGCCACCGCCGACGAAATGACACAGGCCGAGTTCGCGGCCCTGCGCGGTGTAAGCGCGCCCATGGTCACGAAGTGGAAGGCGCAGGGCCGGCTGGTCCTGTCTCCCGACGGCAAGCGCGTGCGCGTCGCTGAGTCGATCGCACGACTGGAGGCGACCCGCGACCCCGCCCGGGGCGGCGATCGCACCGACAAGCCCGCCAGCGCGCCACAGGGCGCCAGCCAGCCTGCCGGCGGGCAGGTGCCACAGGCGGCCCCGGTGGTCGGCCTGATCTACACCGACGAAGCGGCGCGCGAGAAACGCGCCCGCGCCCAGCTGGCCGAACTGGAACTGGCCGAGCGCGCCGGCGAACTGGTGCTGGCCGCGAAGGTCGACGCCATCATGTTCGGGCTGGCGCGTGCCGGTCGCGAAGCGGTGCTGGCGCTGCCTGATCGCCTGGCCACCGTTCTGGCCGCCGAGTCCGACCCGACCGTGGTGCACGCCAAGCTGCTGGCCGAGTGCCGCAAGGTGTGCGCAGCGATGGCTGCGCCGGGCGTCGCAGCGCAAGCGCAAGCGGCGGCCGCGTGACCTTCGACCTGTCCACGCTGTCGGTCGCGATCGCCGACGCGCACGCCGTCGTCGAAGGCGCGTGGACGCGTGGCTGGGAACTGGCCGAACCGCTGGCCGTCAGCGCATGGGCCGACACGCACCGCTACCTGACGAAGGAAGGCGCCGCCGAACCGGGCCCGTGGTCGACGGATCGCACGCCGTACCTGCGCGCCATCATGGACGCGCTGAGCGACGAACACCCCGCCAAAAAAGTCGTGCTGATGAAGTGCACGCAGGTGGGCGGCACCGAGGTGCTGAACAACTTTGCGGGCTACGTCATCCACCATTCGCCGGGTCCCACCATGGTGGTGATGCCGACGGAAAAGCTGGCACAGCGCTGGAGCAAACAGCGCCTGGCGCCGATGATCAGCGCCAGCCCCGCGCTGCGCGGACTGATCGCGCCGGCGACGTCGCGCGACGGTGGCAACACCACCCTGATGAAGGAATTTCCCGGCGGCCTGCTGGTGATCGCGGGCGCGAATTCCGCCGCCGACCTGCGATCGATGCCGGCGCGCCGCATCCTCGCCGACGAAGTCGACGAATACCCCGAGGACCTAGACGACCAAGGCAGCCCGCTGGAACTGGCCGAGCGCCGCGCGTCGACGTTCGTGCGCCGCAAAGTGCTGGTGTGCAGTTCGCCGAAGCTGAAAGCCACCAGCGTCGTCGCGCGCGAATACGAAGCCAGCGACCAGTCGCAGTATTGCGTGCCGTGCCCGCACTGCGCGCTGCTGCAGCCGCTGGTGATCGACCAGCTGACAGAGGACGGGCAGTACCTGTGCGTGCACTGCGGCAGCCTGATCGCCGAGCATCACAAACCGTGGATGCTGAGCGAGGACAACGGCGCCCGCTGGATCGCGCGCAACCCCGGCAGCGACGTGCCGGGCTTCCACTTGAACGCCATGTACGCGCCGCTGGGCTTGGGCTACACGTGGGCCGAAGTCGCGGAAATGCGCGCGAAGGCGCAGCGCGACACGTCGCTGCAGGTGTCATTCACGAACACCATTCTGGGCCTGCCGTTCGAAGGCGAGCGCCAGCAGCAGGACGCCGGCGAAGTCGCGCGACGTGCGGAGGAAACGCCGCGGCGCATCGTGCCGCGTGGCGGGCTGGTGCTGACGATCGGTGTGGACTGCCAGCACGACCGGTTCGCGGTATGCGTGTGTGCGTGGGGCCGCGAACAGCGCCTGTGGATCGTCGATTACGAAGAAATCCCCGGCGACCCCAGCGTGGCCGAAGGCTACGCCGACCTGGACGCGTTCCTGCAGCAGGCATACGCGAAGGCCAGCGGTGCGCTGATCGTGCCGCGCGTCGTCGCGATCGACGGCGGCAACTGGACCGAACAGGTGGCGCAGTTCGTGCGCACGCGGCAGCAGCGCCTGGTGCGTGCCGGCGCGACGCACCAGCAGCAGCGCGTGATGCTAGTGCGTGGCCGTTCGGCGAAGTCCGACCGCGTGGTGTACCGCCCGGCCAAAACCGAAGTGAACGCACGCGGGCAGACCGTCGCCCGCAGCGTCGGCACGTGGGGTGTGGGCACCGACGTCGCCAAACATATCCTGTACGGACGCCTGGCCGCAGACACGCACGCCGCCGAGCCCGAGGACCGCATGGTGCGATTCCCCGCGGGCCTGCCGGAAACCTATTACACCGGCCTAACGTGCGAATACTTCGACCTGGCCGCACGTAAATGGGTCAAGCCCAAGCACGCGCGGAACGAACCGCTGGACACGCTGGTGTATGGCTTTTTCGCCGCGCTGTCGCCCTTCGCGCGCATTGACCTGATCCGCGACCACGAATGGCAGGCATTGGAAGCTGCGCTGGAGCCGGCGGCCGACCTGTTCACCACGTCGCCACCCGCGGCGCCGGTGGCCGCAGCTGATTCCCGTGGAACACCGCCGGCCACCCCGGTGGTGTCGCCCATCGCTGATTCCCGTGGAACACAACCGACCCGACCCGCGCCGCGCCGCGTGGGCCTTGGCCATGAGGGCTTCAACCTGTGACGCGTGAGACTGACCGCACCGAAGCGTTGCGCACCGAACTGCTGCGCGGCATCGTCGAAACCACCGGCATGCGCGAAGTGCTGGCGCTGCCGATCGCCAATGGCCTGCTGACGGTCCTGCAGCGGGAATACGGCGGCCGGAATATGTACGTCCCCGCGCCGGCGCGCACGTATCCGGTGCTGCAGATTGCCGCCGCGCTGGAGTCCGGGCGCACGCCCGAGCAGGTGCGCCACGACTTCGGGCTGTCGCGCACGAAGCTGTACGAACTGTTCCCGGGCGGCCTGCCCAAGCCCCGCAAGGATGCCGCCGCATGATCATCGCGACCGTAGTGGTGGCGCTGGTGCTGGTGGTCGCCATCGTGCTGGCGGTGATCCTGCCGCCGCCCGAGTGTCGACCGCCGAACCTGCCGCCGCCGGGGCCGCCGGCGCACTGGCCCGGATGCGAAAAGCCCGGCTGCCTGTGCTGGCAGTGCAGCCACGCACGCGTCGCGGACTATGCGGACGCCGAACGCATGGTGGCGCGGAATGCGGTGCTGCGGGAAATGATCGAAGCCAAGCTGCCGGTGTCTGAGCGCTGCGAATCCGACGCGCCCGACTGTGGCCCCGTCGAGTTCCGCGACGTGGACGACGTGCCGCTGTGCCGGCGCTGCTGGGACGCACTGGCGATCGAATCGAACACCGAACGGCGCATGCGTGAGGCGGGGTGGTCGGTGGTCGACGGCGGCCCGGTCACTTGATCACCGACGCGGGCCCGGGTAGCGTTCGCGCCGAACCCGCCCCGGATGGCACACCATGAAGCGCACCGCACCGATCCTGCTGGCCCTGCTGCTGATCACCGGCACCGCATTCGCCGACACGTCCATGCGCTTCGGCAATCGCCTGGTGGCGGTGGGCGACAGCATCGCGACGCTGGTGCAGGTGGCCGGCAAGGCCGACCGCATCGTGCAGCTGGAAAACCGCCGCGGCGCCGCCGCCGGCGAACGGTGGGAGTATTACCGCCCCGACGGCCATGCCGTGCTGATCGTGGTGCGCGACGGCGTGGTGGAGTCGATCACGCAGGTGTGAAACACCCGCGCGTCCACGGTTCCACGAAAATCGTGGACGCGATCCGCTAGAACGTAGACGCCGCGCGGGGTTCCTTCACGCGGCGTTCGCGTGCGTGCCTAGTTTGTGGACGGGCCGGCCGCGAACCTGTGCGGCATGGCGAGTGACGCGCAAACCCGGCTGGACGCATACAAGGCGGCGGAAGCTTCGCTGCTGAAATCCGGTCAGGCCGTCAAGGTCATGGGCCGCGAAATGACGCGCGCCGACCTTGGCGAAATCACCCGCATGATCGCGGTGCTGCAGCGTTCGGTGAACGCCGAAGCCACCCGCGCGAGCGGGCAGCTGGCCGGCTTCCGGCAGGCCAACTTCGGCGGCGACGAGTGAGCGACAAGGCGCCCACCATCGGCCTGCTGGACCGCATGGCGGTCGCGATCGCCCCCAGCTGGGGGCTTCGCCGCATCGCGGCGCGCCGCACGCTGGACGCCATGGCCGGCGTGCATGAAGCCACGAAGCCCGGCCGCAACCGCAAGCGGGCCCGCGACGGTGGCGACGGCAACACCATCGTGGGCATGGACCACAGGCAGCTGCGCGACACCGCGCGGCACCTGGAGCGCGACCTAGACCTGGCGCGCGGCGTGCTGAACACACTGCAGAACAACGTGGTGGGCACCGGCATCGATGTCGAACCGCTGCCGCGCCTGCCGGGCCAGCCTGTCGACGAAGGGCTGGCGCGCGACTTGTCGGAACTGTTCGCCGACTGGTGGGACCGCCCCGAAGTCACGTGGCAGCACGACGCCGGCAGCATGCAGCAGCTGCTGTGCCGCAGCTGGCTGCGTGACGGTGAAGCGCTGTATCAGCACGTGCAGGGAACCGCGAATGGGTTGGACCACGGCACGCGCGTGCCGTATTCGGTCGAGATGATCGAAGCGGACATGCTGCCGCTGGAACTGACCGACACCAGCCGCGGCATCCGTCAGGGCATCGAAGTCAGCGACTGGGGCCGCCCGATCGCGTACCACCTGTTCAAGGCGCACCCGTCCGACGCGGCGGTGTTCGCCATGCCGGCGACGAAGCGCGTGCTGGCGTCGTCGATCGAACACCTGGCCATGCGCGATCGCATCCGCCAGCTGCGTGGCCTGTCGCTGTTCGCGTCGGCCATGAATCGCCTGGAGGACATCAAGGACTATGAGGACAGCGAGCGCATCGCGGCCAAGGTCGCGGCGTCGCTGACGGCGTTCATTCGCAAGGGCCAGCCGCAGGACTTCGGCAGCAGCAGCGACGGCACCGGCATGGGCAGTTCGCTGGTGGTGCCCGGCAAGGAAAAGGAATACCGGGACCTGCGCATGACGCCGGGCCTAATCATGGACGACCTGCTGCCGGGCGAGGAAATCGGCCTGATTGACAGCAAGCGGCCGAACCCCAACGCCGCGCTGTTTCGCGAAGGCCAGCTGCGCGCCGTGTCGCGCGGCGTGAATGTCACCTTTAGCAGCCTGTCCGGCAATTACAACGGCACGTATTCGGCGCAGCGGCAGGAGCTTGTCGAACAGTGGGCCGGCTACGCCGTGCTGGGCGAACTGTTCATTGCGCAGTGCGTGCGACCCATGTGGCGCAAGTTCGTCGAGTCCGCCGTACTCGCCGGCCTGATCAAGCTGCCGCGCGGCTGGAATGACCTGCGCTACCTGCAGGCCGCGTCATTCGTGCGCCCGGCCATGCCGTGGATCAACCCGCTGCACGAAGTCGAAGCGCTGGCGATCCAAGAGGACCGGCTGTGGATCACCACCCCGGAAATCATCCGCCGCCGCAGCGGTGACCCGCAGGCCGTAATCGAAGGGCAGACCGCGTGGGAAGCGCGCCTGGCTGCCGCCAACCTGCAACCGAAAACCGGCGGCGCACTGCCTGCCGACACACAAGGGAACTGACGATGCCGAAGCCGACGCTACTGGCGGCGCAGATTCATGCCGCGATCGCTGCGCAGGCCGCGGGCCGCGCGGTCGCCACCATTCCGGGTCGCATGGAAGTGCGCGCTGCCGCCGACGGCAGCGACGAAGCCGAACTGCTGATCTATGGCGACATCGGCGACAACTGGTGGACCGAGTCGGTGGCCGCGTCCGACGTGGTGCGCCAGCTGGCGGAAATCACCGCGGGCACCATCAACGTGCGCGTGAACAGCTACGGCGGCAGCGTCGCCGACGGCACCGCGATTTACAACGCGTTGAAGCGGCACCCCGCCACCATCAACACGTCGGTGGAGGGCGTCGCCGCGTCCATCGCGTCGCTGATCACCATGGCCGGCGACAACGTCGCGATGCCGGCCAACACGCTGCTGATGGTGCACGCGCCGTGGGCGTACGCCGTCGGCAACAGCACCGACCTGCGCGAAATGGCCGACGTGCTGGACGTGTACGCACGCGCCATGGCCACCAGCTATGCCGCGAAGTCGGGCCGGCCGTACGACGAAATGCTGGCGCTGCTGACCGACGGAAAGGACCACTGGTACACCGCGGCCGAAGCGAAGGACGCGGGCCTGGTCGACACCGTGGTGGAGGACGCCGCCGCCACCGACGCCGCTGCCGCCGCGTTGGCCAAGGTCGCCGCGCAGTCGTCCTTCGCGCCCTACGCACGCAACGCGCCCGCCGCGATCGCCGCGGCGCTGCGCCTTCCCAACGCTGCCACGCCGCCTGCCGCCCCGAGCGCGGCGGCCGTGGCCACCCCTTCGCCGGCCGCCGCTGGCGCAACCCTGCCCGCCGCATCCGCTGCGGGCTCCCAACAGGAACCGACCATGACGAACCCCGCGAATCCGGCGGCCGCCCCGAGCCCCGCCGCCACCGACCCGAACGCCGCAGTGGCTGCCGCGATGGCCGCGCTGGCCGAGCGCAACACCGCCGTGCTGGCCGCCGCGCGTCCGCACGCCGGCAATGCGCAGATGGTGCAGCTGCGCGACGAAGTGCTGGCCGACCCGAACGCCACACTGGCCGACTTCAACGCCCGCGCCCTGGCGATCCTTGGCGCGCAGGCCGCCCCGGCCGCAGGCGCCCACACGCCGAACGGTGGCGACGAGGCCGACAAGCGCCGCGAGGCGATGGCGCAGGCGCTGGGCGCGCGTGCCGGCGTGCCGGATGCGAAGGCCGACGGCGCCAACCCGTACCGCGGCATGCCGATGTCGGCCATGGCCCGCGCGTGCGCCGAGGCCGCCGGCGTCAACGTGCGCGGCATGGACAGCCTGCAGATCGTGCAGGCCGCCGTCACCACCACGTCGTCCGACTTCCCGCTGCTGCTGGGCAATGTCGTGCGCCGTTCGGTCATGCAGGGCTACGAAGCGGCCGAGGAGATTTTCCCGCTGATCACGCAGGCCGTGTCGGTGCCCGACTTCCGCAAGTCGAGCCTGGCCGCGCTGGGCCATTTCTCCGGCATTTCCGTCGTGAAGGAAGGCGGGGAATACAAGTACGGCCAGTTCGACGAACTGGGCACCGAAGTCCAGCTGGCGAAGGCCGGCGCCAAGTTCGCGCTGACGCACGAAGCCATCGTGAACGATGACCTGTCGCAGCTGTCGCTGGTCCCGCGCAAGATGGGCGAGGCGGCGAAAACCGAAGTGGGCGACCGTGTTTTCGCCCTGCTGACCGGCAACCCGCAGCTGGGCGACGGCGTCGCGCTGTTCCATGCCGACCACAACAACATCGTGGTGGGCTCCGCGATCACCACCGCCACCGTCGACGGCGTGCGCGTGCTGATGGCTACGCAGAAAACCCCGAGCGGCAAGACGATCCGGGTGCGCCTGAAGTACCTGGTGGTCCCGGTCGGCAAGGGCGGCGTGGCGCGCACCGTGCAGACGTCCGAATTCGAAGTGGGCGCCGATCGCAAGTCGACCACGCCGAACTACGTGCGCAACGGGTTCGAAGTGCTGGAGGACCCGCGCCTGGATGCGGCCAACCCGAACGCGTGGTACGGCATCGCCGACCCGGGTGCGGTCGCGCTGATCGCGGTGGCCTACCGCGACGGCAAGCAGGAACCCACCGTGGAGCAAAAGGACGGCTGGGACGTCGACGGCATCGAATTCAAGGTGCGCATGGAAGCGGCGCCGGCTGTCGCCGACTACCGCGGCGGCGCCTACAACCCCGGCGCGTGACGGGATGGGGACGCGCGGGCCCGCTAACGGGCCCGCCGTCCCGCAGTAATCCCGCCCCGAGCTAACCCGACACCGAAACACAAGCACAGGAAACAGCCACCATGGCCAAGAACTTCAAAGCAGTGGGCGACGTGTTCGACCACACCCTGACCGCCGCCGTCATCGCCGGCGCGGTCGTCGTCATGGCCGACACCGTCGGCGTGGCGCTGAGTGACGGCGCGATCGGCGACGAAGTCGCAGTACGCGTCGGCGGCGTGTTCGAACTGCCGAAGGCGAGCGCCGACGACATCGCGCAGGGCGCGAAGGTCTACTGGGACGCGACCCCGGGAAACATCACCACCGACGCGACCGCGCCGAACGTGTACGCGGGCCACGCGTTCGCGGCGGCCGGCGCCAGTACCACCACCGTGCTGGTGCGCCTGAACGCTTGAGTGGACCCGGCTGCGGCGTAGTGAGCGACGCCGCAGCCGGTCTTTTTCCCGTCGCAGCCTGAGCCCGTCCGATGCCCGACACGACCGCACCGCAGCTGGCCACCGAAACGGTCAGCGACAAGCGCCTGGAATCGCTGGCTGCGCGCCTGGCCATGCCCGTCCTGCTGGCGCTGGTCAGCGTGCTGGGCGGCGCGATGCTGCAGGACATTCGCGGGCAACTGCGCGAACAGGGCGACGGCCAGCGGGCGCAGGGGCTGGAAATCAAAGACGTGAGCGCGTCCGTGCAGCTGCTGAACGCCAAGGTGGACAACGGCCTGGTGTGGCGCATGGGCGAACTGGAACGCCGCGTGCAGGTGCTGGAGGGCAGCACCGCGCCGGCAGCGACCGGGAGCGTGCACCGATGAGTCCCGCCGGTTTCCAGTGGTGCGCCGGCCACGTGCTGGGCGTCGAAGGTGGCGAAGTCGACCACCCGCGCGATCCCGGTGGCCATACCAAATACGGCGTGACGCAGACCACGCTGGATCGCGCGCACGCGCTGATCGCTGGCCTGCCCGCCAACGTGGGCGACCTGACTGGCGCGCACGCGCTGCAGGTCTATGAAGCCCTGTATTGGCGCCCGGTGCGCGGCGACGAACTGCCGCTGCCGCTGGCGCTGCTGACCTTCGACGCGGCCGTGAATCAGGGCCCCGAGCGCGCCGCGCAGTTCCTGCAGGCCGCAGTCGGTGCGTCCGTCGACGGACGCGTGGGCGATCGCACCGTGCAGGCCGCGCAGCGCGCCGACCTGCGCAAGGCGATCGACGAACTGGCGGCCCGCCGCATGCACGCATACATGCTGCTGGACGCCCTAGATGACACGTTCGGGCTGGGCTGGTCGCGTCGCCTGATCAGCCTGCTGCGTGTCGCCAATGACGCCATGGGGGCAACGCGCTAATGGACCTTTCTGCCTGGTGGGACCGGCTGGCGATCGCGATGCAGCACCCGGCCTTCCACGCCGTCGTGCTGGCGCTGCTGATCGGCCTGGCTGCGACCGAACTGCTGGCACACCTGCTGCCCGAATCGATGCCGGCGCAATACGCCGAACGCCTGCTGCGCATCGTCGTGCTGGTCGGCGTGATGGTGATTGGCTACCGCCTGCAGCCCAGCGTGCTGGGTGCGGGCTGGTCGTTTTTTGCCGGTGCCGCGGCGCCGTCGATCCACCAGCACCTGCAGGCGTACGCGTACGCCCGCTGGCCGGCGCTGCAGCCCAAGGCGCTGCGGCCGTGAGTTTCGCCGACAAGTTCACGGTGACGCCGCTGCTGTACGCGTGCGCGGCGCTGACGATCGCGCTGGTGGCCACTGGCGGATACGCCAAGGTGCAGCACGCCGAGCGCGACACCGCGCGATCGGAGCGCGCCGCGGCCGTCACCGAACGCGACGCGTGGAAGTCGCGCGCCAATGACCTGGACGCCGCGAACAGCGCGTGGGGCATCACCGTCACCACGCTGCAGAACGCGCTGGCCGAAGCGCAAGGCGACCTGCGCACGTTGCGCGAGCAGGACCGCAGGGCGATCGCGCAGGCGCAGGCGGATGCGGCGAACGCCGACCGCACGCTGCAGCAGTTCACCGCGAAGTATCAGGCCGAAACGCGCAAGCCCGACTGCGCGAAGGCGCTGCAGACACTGGAGGCCGCATGCCCCGCGCTGTCCGGCTACTGATCGCCCTGGCGCTGGTCGCGCTGCTGGCGGGCTGCCCCGGCATGACCCGCCCCGACCTGCCGAAGGCTGGCGCCGTCGTGCCCAAGCCCGTGGTGATCGAACGGCGCGTGTACGTGCCGATCGATCCGCAGCTGACGGCACCCGAACCGGTCGCCGAAGGGCCCGTGCACGAAATGCCGGAAGTGTCGGCGCAGCGCAAAGCCGCGCTGCTGCGTGCGAATGCCAAGCTGCGCGCGATCGCGGCCAAGCAGGGCACCGAAGTGCCGACCAGCGAGGCCGCGCCATGACGACGCAGCAGGACGCGCTGCGCGAACTGGACGCGCAACTGCACGAAGCGTTCGCCGAATCCGGCCTGGCCGGCATCGCCGAATACCGCGCGAAGGGCGTGCCGGCCACCGATCCGGCGACCACGGCCAACGTGCGCGTGTTCGTCAACCGCGACGTGCAGGTGGTCGGCGACGTCGGCCAGATTCTGGCGCGCCACGACGAAGTCGAAGTGCTGCGCGATGACGTCGACGCCCCGCAAAAGGGCGCGACGCTGCTGGTGGACGGCGAGCGGTTCGAACTGGTCGACCCGGTGCGCCGCGACGAATCGAAAACGACCTGGCTGGTGCGCCGTGCAGCCGCTGTTTGACGTCACCGAACCGCTGTCGTGGCAGGTCCTGCAGTACGTGCAGGCCATCGTCGGCCGCATCACGCAGGCCGCCGGCTATCGCACCGACTTGGGCGCCGGCGAAGTGACGCTGGACACGTCCACCGTGGATGAAAACGCCACCACGCCGTACACCACGGTGGCGGCCGGCGCGTTCGCGGGCGTCGACGCCAACAGCGGCCGCCGCACGCTGTCGGGCGATATGGAAGTGGCGGTGCAGTACGCGGTGCCGCTGCAGTCGGGCGTGAACGCCGAATTGCTGGCGCACCGCGGCCGCGCCGACCTGGTGCGTGCGATCCACGCCGAAAACCCCCGGGAACGTCCGCAAGGCTTGCGCACGCTGGAGATAACCGGCAGCACGCTGGGCGATCCCGAAAACGGCGCCGCCGTTGTCATTGCTCAGGTGACCTTGCGGGCCAGCCTGAGCGAAACCCACACGCCCGCGTAAAACGAGGAAGTCACCATGCCCGCACCGAAGGTCACAAAGTTTGCCGGCAACATCCGCCTGTGGCGGATCAACGCCGACGGCACCCGCACGCCCGCCATTCCGAACACCGCCGACGTCACCGGCAACCAGCCCGTGGAAGCCAACGCCGCGGTGATGTCGCGCGAGGCCGGCGACACCGTCGAAATCAAGTCGAAGCAGCGCGGCAACCGCTACAACCAGCCGGTGTATTCCGAGCAGGAGCCCGGCACCAGCAAGCTGTCGCTGACCCTGCTGGAGGTCCCGCCGATGATCCTGGCGCGCGTGCTGTACGGCAGCGCCGCCGCGGAAGTCGCAGTGACTGCGGGCAGCGTCAGCGCCGAGCCCGTCAGCGTCACCACCACCGACGTGCCGCTGCAGCTGGCGCATCGCTACCTGGACGAAGCCACCCCGCTGGTCGCGCACAAGGGCGCCACCACGCTGGTCGCGGGCACGGACTTTGACGTGGACTACCGCCGCGGCCAGATCAAGTTCAAGGGCACGAACGTCAGCGCCGGCGACAGCGTGACCGTGGATTACGAATACCTGGCGCACAGCAAGGTCGTGATCCAAGGCGGCGGCACGCCCACCGAGTCCTTCTATATCACCGGCGATATGGAAAACCGGGTGAGCGGCGAGCAGGGCGAACTGGAAATCTACGAAGCCAAGCTGGCGATCGACGGCGACGTGGACCTGCTGGGCAGCGATCCGATCAGCCCGGTGCTGGCGGGCTCGCTGATCGTCCCCAGCGACAAGTCGACGCCGTACGAATTCACGTCGTACGCGCTGACGGCGTAAGCCTTGACCAAGCGCCCGGCCAAGCGTCAGGGGAAGGCACCGGCACCCGCGGAAGCGCGGGTGCCGGTGGTATTCGTGCGTCCGCATCGCCACGCCGGCGTCGACTATCGCGTGGGCGATTCGATCGAAGTGCTGGAGGACTTGCGCCTGCGCCTGGTGCGCTTGGGCGCGATCGCGGGGCGTACCTGATGGGCGGCCGCGCCACGCGCACATTCGTGCGCACGTACAACGCCGACGCCATGCAACGCATTCGTGCGCAGCTGCAGGGTGTCAGCGAAGCGCAGCTGCAGCGTGCCGCGCAGCGCGCCAGCGTTTCGTTTTTCAGGCGCGTGCAGCCGATCGCGAAGCGCGACATTCTGACGCGCTACGGTGTGGCCAGCAGTGCGCTGAACGGCAAGTTTCGCACCGTCGAAGGGCGCAGCCGCAAGGGTGAAACGTACATCGGTGTGCAGGCATCCGCGCGGCGGATCAGCCTGCTGCAGTTCCGCGGTAAATGGCGATCGGCCAACCGCGTGGGGAATGCGCAGCGTGCCGCGCGCAGCCCTGGCGCGACGGCCGAAGTGCAGCTGGGCGAGGCGAAAACCTACAGCAGCGCGTTCATCGCCACGGTGCGCGGCGTGCGCGCGATCCGCGTGCGCGAGTTCACCACGCAGGGCGGGCCAAAGCGCTACGGGCGCGCACCGCTGCGACTGCTGCGTGGCCCGTCGCCGCTGGAAATGATGCTGGGCGATGACATGCGCAACGCGCCAAAAATCAGCGGCCAGCTGCTGGACGTGTACCAGTCGGAAATCCACCGGCAGATCGGTCTGCTGGTGTCGCGTAAGGGGAAAGGCGCGTGAGTCAGCAGCAGTTTGAGGAAGCCATCCGGCTGTATGTTCAGACCAGCGGCGACGCTGACCTGTCCAAGCTGACGGCGCGCCTAGTCGAACTGGGCGAAGGTGCCGACAAGGGTGCCACGCAAGCGCAGGCGCTGGTCGACGAACTGGCGAAACTGACGCAGACCAGCAACAACCTGCGCGCGTTCACCGCGCTGAAAGCGTCGATTAGCGAAACCGGCGCGGAACTGGAGGCCGCGAAGGTCAAGCTGGCGGGCCTTGGCGCCGAGTTCGACCGCACCGCCGAGCCCAGCCAAAAGCTGGAACGCGCGATGGCCCGCGCGGCCGACGAAGTCACGCGACTGACGCAGGTGCAGAACCGCCAGCAGGTGGAACTGGCGCGCACGTCGCATGCACTGCAGGCCGCGGGCGTCGACACCGAAAAGGTGGGCAGCGAATACGCGCGCCTGCAGGATGAAATCGGCAAGTTCGGCCAGCGCGCCGGGGTCGCGGCCAACGCGATCGAGCAGACCGGCAAGCAATCGAAGGAAGCGGCCAAGGGCGTCGGCAAGCTGGACGACGCGGCGAAGTCGGGCAGCGCGTCGCTGGCATCGATCGCCAAGGGCCTGGCGAAGGTGTCGACCGCCGCCACCGGCGCGGTCGGCGCGCTGGCGACGATCACCGGCGGTGCGCTGTTCGTCGGCGCAGTCGAGTCGGCGACGAACCTGGAAGAAGCGCTGGGCGAAGTGCGCGCCGTGTCGGGCGCCACCGCCGACGAAATGGTGGCGCTGAAAGCCGCGGCCGAAGCGGGCGGCGCCGCCACGAAGTTCAGCACGCTGGAGGCCGCGCAGGGCTTGGGCGAACTGGCCCGCGCCACCGGCAGCGCGCAGGCCGCGATCGCCGCGCTGCCCGCCACGCTGAGCCTGGCGCAGGCGGCCGGCATCGGCGTCGCCGAAGCTGCCCAGTTCATCACCACCACGCTGACGCAGTTCGGCCTGCAGGCCGATCAGGCGGGCCGCGTGGCCGACGTGCTGGCCAAGGCGGCCAACAGCACCACCGCCGATGTCACCGGGTTGGGCGACGCGCTGAGCTACGCCGCGCCGCTGGCCAAGCAGCTGGGCGTCGACACCGAAGGCACCGTGGCGATCATCGGCGCGCTGGCCGATCAGGGTTTCCGCGGCGAGCGCGCAGGCACCGCGCTGCGTGCGGTGTTCAGCGCGATGCTGGACCCGGCCAGCGAGTTCGCGAAGGCGCTGCGGTCGCTGGGCATCGAATCCACCGACTTCGCCACGGTGATCGAACAGCTGGCGGCGAAGGGCACGAGGGGCCGCGACGCGCTGCTGAGTCTGGACGCCGCCGCGCGCCCGGCGATCCTCGCGCTGGTCGACAGCGGCGGCAAGGCACTGCGGTCGCTGGATCAGGACCTGCGCAACGCGGGCGGATCGGCCGCGGCCACCGCAAAGATCATGGGCGACAACGTCAGCGGCGCCGCGGAGGCGATCCGCGACGCGTTCGACCGCACGCGCCGTTCGCTGATCGAACCGCTGCTGGAACCGCTGAAGGACGAACTGCTGGACCTGTCGAAGGACCTGGAACAGTTCGCGCAGTCGCCCGAGTTCGAACAGATCAAGGGCGCGCTAAAGGACCTGTTCACCGAAGGCGCGAAGGCCGCGCATGACCTGATCGAAAACACCGACTGGTCGGCGCTGGCGAAAAACATTCGTGAGTCGATCGGCGACGCCAGCAAAACGATCAGCGACCTGCGCGAAAACCTTGGCACCATCATCGATGCCGTGGTGATCATCGGCCGCACGTTTAACGCGGTGTTCCAGTCGGTGCAGGTGGTGGTGCTGGGCCTGGCCGCGGTGATCAGCAAGCTGGTTTCCATGTTCGCGGAAGTCGCGGACGCGGTCACCCTGCCGCAGCGCAAGGTGCTGGAGTTCCTGGGCTACATCGACGAGGGGCAGGGCTCGCTGCACGACTTCGCCGGCGGCATGAATGCCGTGGCGGAGGAATTCCGCACCCGCTTCACCACGAATGTGCACGAAGCGGGCGACGCGTTCGTGGCGCTGGCCAACACCGGCGGCGACGCGGCGAAAACGGTGGCGCCCGCGCTGGACGCCATGGGCAAGGCCAGCGACGGCGCCGCGCAGAGTGCGCACGGCCTGGCCGATGCGGCCACGCAGGCGGGCGACGCGCTGCAGCATCAAGCGCAGGGCGCGAGTACGGCGGCCGGGCAGACCGCAACCGCCGCCGCGTCCATGGAAGCGGACGCGGAGCGCTTGAAAAAAGCCTTTGCCGACTTGGGCGTGTCCTCGCAGTCCGACCTGCGCAACACGGCCGACGCGGCAGCGCGAAACTTCGAATTGATCACAAAGGCGGTGAGCGAGGGCAAGGCCGCCACCGAGGACGCGAAACGCGCGTTTGTCGCGTACGCGCAGGCGCAGCTGGCTGCGGCAAAGGACAGCGACGCGTCGACGCAGGCGCGGGTGCGCAACGAACTGGCCGTGAAGGGCGCAACCGTCGGCGCGACCGACGCGCTGGTGCAGCTGGGCCTGGCGGGCTCCGCTGCAGGTGATCAAGTCGCCACCGGCGCGGCCAAGGCGAGCAGCGCGCTGTCGCAGGTGTCGAGCAACGCCAGCGACGCGGCGGCCAACGTCAGCGCCGCTGGCGAAGCCATAGAGCAGGCCGGCGAAGCGGCCAACGCCAGCAGCGGCGGGTTTAAGACGGTCACCGAAAACATGGTGGCGATGTCGGCCGAAGCGGGCCGGGCGCTAATGTCCATGAACCGCCTGGCCGCATTCCCCGACCTGTGGCGCAACGGTGTGAATTCGATCACCGCCGAATGGCGCCAGCAGTCGGAGGCGTTGGCGCAGGTCAATGCGCAGCTGGACGAACAGCTGGCCGCGTTCGATCCCCTCACTGCGAAGGTGAAGGCACTGCAGCAGGCGTATGGCTACGTCGACGAAGCCACGCTGCGTGCGATCGCCGAAAAGCAGCAGCGCCTAGAGGAACAGCAGAAGCAGGCCGACGAAGCGAAAAAGCAGGCCGACAACGCCGTGGCCGCAGCGAACAGCGCGGGCGTGCATACGGGCCCGGCCACTGCGATCGGCAGCGCTGCAGCATCCACCCCCACCGCGAGCGCTGGCGCGTTCCCGCCTGCCACGAAAGTGATTCGCCTGGAAATCCCCGGCAGTGGATTGCCGGGCGTGCAGATCGCGGTGGACGTAAACGACGAAGCCGCGCTGGAAGCGCTGCTGGAGCGCCTGATTGCCATGCTGCATTCGCGGCGCGGCGTGTCCGTGAGGTAAGCCAAACATGACGACGCAGCTGGACAGCATCGTGCTGTCGGATGACCTGGAATGGACCGATGAGTTCACCTGGCTGCCGACCGCGCAGCAGGTGGAGATTGCATGCAGCGGCGCGGTGATCGTGGAGGAATCCGCGCAGCTGGCCGGTCGCCCGATCACGCTGCAGGGGCGCATGGAGGGCAACGTGGGTTTTGCGTTGATGCCGCGCGCCACCGTGATCGCACTGCGCGCACTGGCCGCGACGCCGCGAAGCACGCCCATGACGCTGACGCTGGCCGATGGCCGCACGTTTAGCGTGCTGTTCCGCCACGCCGACGGTGCAGTGGAAGCGCAAGCCATGCGCCACATCGTGCCGCACCTGGACACCGACTGGTACGCCGTCACCCTTCGCCTGATGCAGGTCTAATTCCAATGTCCGAAATCAAACTGTTTCGCTCGCAGCGCCTGACCGACAACCCCGACGGTGGTGGCCTGGCCACGCACACCGAAGTGGTGGACGGCGAGGTAAACAACGTCTTTGACGACATTTCGCGCATCGATCGCGTAAATGGCGAACTGTCGCTGCGCAAGCTGTTCGCGATCGCGGACACGCCCGACACCGCGCTGTACAGCGACCTGCACATGATCGTGGAAAGCGCGCCGCTGGACCCGCGCGTGTCCACCGTGCTGTTCACGACGGCAGACTGGGATGACGTGCGCGACGACGCCAAGGCCGCCGTGGAGCGCTTTCTGGATTCGTCGGTGCCCAGCCGCATGATCCCGTACGATCGGCAGCTGGCCGGTCAACGCACCATCATCGCGTTTCAGCATCCAACGCTGGAGTTGCCCGAGATCGGGCAGGTGTACGTGCTGACGAACGAAACGCTGGCCACGCCCACCGTCGAATTCTTCCGCATTCAGGACGTGGTGCACCGCGTCGAGGTGTTCATCGACGACAACGGCGGCGAATACAACCTGCGGGTTATCACCCTTACGCTGAGCCAGCCGCTGTCGCAAACCTTCGAAGGTACTTCACCCAACGTGTTCCTGCGCGTCGCCACTGGCGCGTCGATCATCCGCAAGACGATCGCCAGCGATGCCGCGCGCTATAAGGGCATCGTGCGCTTGGCGCAGGATGCGAACGTCGGCGATACCACCGTGAAGGTGGACAGCATTTTCACGCAGCTGGTGCCGTCGACGTCGTCCGAAGTTCCGGTGGTGGATGCGAACCCGCCCGGCGTGGTGTCGCTGATGCCGACCGCGTTGGCGCGCCTGACCTATCCCCAGTTTTTCATTGACGTGGAACGCTGGTATTACTTCCCGTCGGCGCTGACGCCGCGCACCGTCGAAATCGGGCCGGGCCGCGCACACGACGACGGCCGCCGCATGATTGGCACCGACGGCGAACTGCACGCCGCGCAAGATTCCGATTTTGCCAACGGCAAAGTGTGGGTGGGCATCAATCACAACGGCAGCCTGCCGTTGGTGGCCATGCCCGCGGTGAATGTCAGCGCGTCGGCGCTGTCGGTCGGCATTCCCGTGCAGGTCAATAATCGCGGGTATGTCTACGTGCAGACGCTGAACCCGGTGCCGGCACCGGGCAGCACCGTGGTCAGTTTCCGATCGCAGGGCAAGTGGTACACGCTGGCCGACGACGGCAGCGGCGCGCTGGTCGGCGATGCGGGCGTGGGCAGCGGCCTGGTCAATTTCCAGACCGGGTCGGTGTCGGTGAGCTTGGGCGCGCAGCCCGACGTTGGCAGCGCGGTGATTTTCAACTGGGGCGCGCCGGCGCACTACGAAGTGCGCACAGGGCAGGTGCCAAGCGATGCGCTGAAACTGCGCCTTGTGTTGGCGCAGCCCAGCTGCGCGCCCGGAACGTTCAGCGTGAAATACACGTCGGGCGGCACGCAGCGCACGGTGTCGTCGGATGCCAATGGCGTGCTGTCGGGCGCGGCCACGGGCAAGGTCGACAACGCGCTGGGCGAATGCGTCATGTATCCGAAGTACCTGCCGGACCCGGGCACGTCGGTGCTGGTGTCCTACACCGGCGGCGAGGGCGAACAGGAAACCTTCACCCCGACGAAGTCGGCCGGATTCTGTCAGGTGCAGTTGACCAATTATCCCGTGACGCCGGGCACGTTGTCGCTGACATACACCGGCACCGCGGTGGGCTATCGCTACCAGTTCACGCGCACGCGCGTGATGAAGGACAACGGCAGCGGCGGGCTGCTGGACGAACAGGGCAACACCGTCGCCGGCGGCGTCATCAACTATTCCACCGGCCTGGTCACGTTCCCGCCCGACTTCAACGCCTACGTGCCGACCGAAGTGCGCGACGACTTCGCCACGGTGATTCCTGGCCGCACGGTGTCGACGGCCACCGGCAAGTACGAACCCGCCGTGGGCCCGTCGAAGTCGTGGATTGTGTCGGTGGAAAACGCGGCGAAGCTGGTGCCGTGGATCGATGGCACGCCGGTCACCGTCAATTACCGCGTGGGCACCAGCGAAGCCACCAGCGTGGTCGACGAAGCACACCCGGTAAGCGTCAACGGCCTGACGATCGACCTGGTGCCTGGCGTGGGCAACACCGTCGTGCCCAATTCGCTGCTGTTCGTGCTGGACCAAGCGCCCGGCTGGAATAGCGTGGACTGGTATTACGAGCGCAACGGCATCGTGTACCGCAACATGAACACCAGCACGGGTGCCGGCACTGCGTGCGGCACAATCGATTACAACACCGGCCGCGTGAAACTGACGGATTGGGCGCCGCGCAGCGTCAATGCGCCGACCACGTCGGTGCAGTCCATCACGGTGAAAGCCCTGCTTACGCAGATCGCACCGGTGCCGCTGGCGATGCTGTACGGGCGCGCACCGGGCAGCCCGCTGCGGCCTGGCACGTTCTACGTGCAGGCGCTGCGGTTCCGCGATAACGCGGTGATCAGTGCGACCGCCGACAACAATGGCAACATCACCAGCAGCGCGATGCACGGCAGCGTCGACGTCAACAGCGGCGTGTTTATCGTGTCGTTCGGCGCGTACGTGCTGGATTCCACGCTGACCGACGACGACAAGGCGGAAGGCTGGTACAACGCCAGCGCCGTCGATAGTGATGGCTACATTTGGCGGCCGGATGAGGTCATCCCCGGCAGCGTGAAGTTCAACTGCGTGGTGGAAGTATCGCTGCCACTGGACCCGGCCATTATCAAGGTCAACCCGGTGCGCCTGCCGCCGGATGGTCGCGTGCCGGTCATTCGCGCCGGCGACACGCTGGTGATCGCCGACGAACAGCCGTACACGATGCCGTCGGGCCTGACGGCCGGACAGACCGTGGCGCTGCCTCGCAGCGGGCTGGCGAGCGTCGCGCTGTATGACGCGAACGGCCTTGGCGTCGACGCGTCGAAGTTCACCGCCAACCTGGCCACCGGCGTGGTCACGATGGCCAGCCCGCTTGACCTGTCGGCGTACGTGCAGCCGCTGGTCGCGCTGCATGCCATCGAGGATATGGCGCTGTGCACTGACGCGCAGATCACCGGCGACCTGTCGCTGGGCAATGCGCTGACGCACGCGTACACCGCCGAGAATTCCACGTGCAGCAGTGCGCTGGTGCTGGGCGATGCACAGGCGCGGTATTCGTACCTGTTCGCGCAGAACACGTGGACGAACGTCTGGAGCGATGCGCTGGTCGGCAGCGCGCCGACTGGCGGCGCAAAGTTCAATGACGGCCTGTGGCCGGTCGAACTGAAAAACGCCGACACGATTACGCAGCGCTGGCGCATCAACTTCACCAGCGCCACGGCGTATCAGGTGGTCGGTGAAACGCTGGGCGTGATCGCGACTGGCACCACGGCGGCCGACTGTGCGCCGGTCAATCCGGCCACTGGTAATCCGTACTTCATCCTGCGCGCCGCGGGCTTCGGTTCGGGCTGGGCCACGGGCAATCAGCTGCGCTTCGACACGATCGCAGCGGGCAGCCCGGTGTGGTGTGCGCGCACGGTGATCGCGGGTCCCGCCACCGTGAACGATGACCGCGCACGCATCGGTGTGCGCTGGGACAAGGATTAAACGATGCCGGGCACGTCGGAATTCCCCCTGGCGTTCGACACCTTCCCGGTGATCGACGCCAACACGCAAGAGGACACGCCGGGCGCCGAGCACGACGTGGTGCACGCCAACGTGCACGCCGCACTGCAGGCGCTGCAGGCGAAGGTCGGCGTGGATGGCAGCACCGATGCCGCGTCGCTGGACGCGCGCGTGGGGGCGCTGGAGGACGCGGCGGGCCCCGCCGGTGTGGTGCACACCACCGGTGATGAGTCGATCGGCGGAACCAAAACGTTCACCGCGTCGCCGATCGTGCCCACGCCGACTGCGGGCGACAATTCGACGAAGGCGGCCAGCACTGCATTCATTGCCGGCGCCCTGGCGGGCTACGTCGCCACCGCGACGTTCACCTGGTCGAACCTGGGCGGCAAGCCCACCACGCTGTCGGGCTACGGCATCACCGACGCGGTGGCCGCGTCGAGTGTCGGCGCCGCCAGCGGCGTCGCGCCGCTGGGCGGCGACAGTAAGGTGCCCAGCGCTTACCTGCCGGCGGCCGTCGTCGGGCAGGTGGAGTATCAGGGAACGTGGAATGCCAGCACCGGGGCCGCGCCCACCGCCACGCCGTCGAAAGGCTGGTACTACGTCGTCACCGTTGCGGGCAGCACGTCGCTGTCAGGCATCACCGATTGGAAGGTGGGCGATTGGGCCATCTACAACGGCACCGCGTGGGACAAGGTCGATAACACCGACGCGATCGCATCGTGGAACGGCCGCACCGGCGCGGTCGTGCCGGCGGCGAACGATTACACCTTCGCGCAGATTGGCAGCAAGCCCACCACGCTGGCGGGCTATGGCATCACCGACGCGGTGGCCGCCGCGGCGTTCACGTGGGCGAACCTGAGCGGCAAACCCACCACGGTGTCGGGCTTCGGCATCACCGACGCGGTGGACACCGCGAATGCGCAGACGATCGGTGGCGCCAAAACGTTCAGCGTGTCGCCGATCGTGCCGACGCCGACCGCCGGCGACAGTTCGACGAAGGCGGCCAGCACCGCGTTCGTCACCGGCGCGCTGGCCAGCTACGTCACCACCGCGAATTTCACGTGGGCGAACATCGGCGGCAAGCCCACCACGCTGTCGGGCTTCGGCATCACCGA